CTGCTGCGGCTACCCAAGACATGGCAACTCCTTCAATTTGTTTCGTGCATCAAATAGCGCGGTGCTGTCCTTCTCGACTAAATCACGCTCAATCTTGTCCAGATTCTTCTTGGCTGTCCTGTGTACCGTCAGACACACCGAGTCCTCCAGGGCCAGCACAGCTCGCTTCGTTCCAGGTTGCGACACGATCACCGAACCTGCCAGATATACGGTCTGCCCTACCTGTACCGCACCCTTGGCCACGATGTAGAAGTGTTCTCTACGATGGACCTTACCCACGATCAGCGTTCCTGCTGCACGTGTCACGACTCGACAGTACATGCCATCTGCGAAGTAATGATCGGTCTTCAGCTCGACCTGCGGCATGGTCATCATGAGGGCTTGCAATGCCTCAACCTGTGAGCGTTCAGCGAGATCGTTCATACCGTTGTCCCTGTCCCATCCTTCCAGATGAATGGATTGGTACTGGTCAGGAATATTGGCTTGTTCAGCGTCGTGTCGTAATATTGCATGCCGATGTAATAGCCCTTGATGAGCGAGGTCGGGCGCGATGCGGTCGGTCCACTGCGCGTGATGTTGAATGTCGTCTGTTGCATGGCACGAAGCAAGGTCTGCCACTCAGGATGAACTATACCGTTCTCATCAGTGAGCTGCTGGTAAGCAGTCGGGAGCTGGATTTTGGGGCCATTGATAGCCATCAGAATGACCATCCCGTCAGATCAGCCGTGGCACCTGTCACGACTCGATGAATCGGGTCAGTAATGCGCAGCTTCAGCACCCAGTCCCGCGCAGCACCCAGACTGCGCCAGATACAGCGCGTGGTGTAGTTTCCAATCGGCCCCATGCTGGAGAATCCGACCGAGTAGAACGACTGTCCACCGTCCTTGCTGACCTGCAAATCCATGACAGGATTTACGCCCTGCCCGGTTGCGGTTCCTGATCCACTCTCGATATCAATCTGGATCTGATTGATACCGATGTACTTGTCATCGTTCCAGATATGCTTTGACCATACTTCCATGCCGAATGTGTTACCCGTGTCATCGTATGCGTTCGGGTCAAGCTCGTAGATGGTCCCGGTTGAGTAATCAGACAGCAGGAACATGCCCTGGAATGCCGAGAACTTCTGACCCAGGAACCTCCCGCCATTCGTGTCCTGCCATTCAGACCATATATTGGTCAGTCCGTCATATGCCCATGTGTCAGTGCCGTCCACGTTCAGTAAGTAGATGGGATGTCCGCCGATCATGAAGGCGCACCCGACCGCCTGCCCGACATCACTGGTCGCGTACTGGCTAAATATCTTGTCCATGTCAGAGTCGGACAGCTTGCGCAGTGCAAAGCCTTGCAGTCGTGATACGTTGACCGCGCCCATCTTGTTCTTGAACAGTCCGACTATTGAGTTGTCGAACTTGGACAGACTGAATGCTGATGCAAGCCCGAACTCGGCTGACGATCCAGGAATCTGTCCATACGGCAGATCAGGCGTGCCATTGTCCTGCCAGAATTCCGAGGTATTGCCGCCGAACACGTTCAGCACCGAGTGATCAGCCATGACTGCCTGCAACGAGTCCGCAGCACTCTGGGCAAACGCGATCTGCACGGCAGGCCACACGGCAGGGTCAACGCTTGGCGTGATCTGCGATAGCTGGAACTGCCTAGACGATCCCGCGTTGACTATAAAGTAGTTGTCCTGCCAAGTGACCGTCTTGGGAGATGTGGTGAAATTCCCATCCGTGATCTTGGTCAACGCACCTGGAGTCTGCATGTTGTACCAGTACCCGGCCGAGCCATCGACCAGTACCAGATACTTGCCATCATCAGCCATGCTCACATCGCCTGATGTCGTGGCAATCGTGCCAATGGTGGACACTGACCCTGCGTTGTTGATGCTGTACAGGGTCGCGTTGTGAACCGTGAAATTAAGTGGCGTTGACAGCGTATTAACCGCCCACATTCCACGAGATGGATTAGAGCCTAGCACTGTAGCCGATACGAATTGTGTAAGACCGGACCTCGCCACCAGTGCAAAAGCAGTCTTGTCCTGTTCCTGCCTGACTTCGACGAAGCAATTGATCCGCTTCTGCGCCGTGATAGCGGGCGAAGTGGATTTAGTTCCGACGCCGAACAGTTGAACCTTCATCCTCGTGGGCTAGAATCTGAATAAATGTTATATGTCGCGTTCGACTTGGAAATGATGGACGAGTCAAACTCCGCCACGACTTCCTTGATATTCGCACGCTTGATATTGCCCTTGGCCTCTGCTGCGTTGGCTCGCAACTGGGCCAGACCATCACCCACCAGCAAGCACGGGAAGCCTGCCGACATCATATCCAGTGCCAGATTCAGCACAAAGGCGCGCTCATAGCCGACCGGCAGTGACAGAGATTGGGTCAGGCTGGTGAAATCCACCTGATCCGTCGTGCTGTTGAAATACACCACGTAATTGACCAGCGGAATCGGGAAGATATTGATGACCCCCAGCGGGTACTGTGAGTCATAGAACAGCGTGTCCGGGATCTGGCTGGTGATGGTCTTCAGCCCGATCTTGTCCCACTGATCCTGATTGAATATCTGCATGGGATAGTCATTGCTGTTGTTATCCCGGATATACGCAGAGATCACGTCATAGGGACGCGTGCTGTTGATGTTGCCACCTGTCCCGATGGTGTACTGCTGCTGTCCAGCCACCATCGGGAAGCTCCGTTGCAGCTCAACATACGACATCAGGGCCTCATTCGACCATGAATCAAGCAGGGCGTTGAAACACACCAGACTGTCATTGGCATCCGCCGCAGACAGGACTTCAGTGCGTCCAAGGTAGCCCAGCGCCTTGGCTGAACGGGTCAAGATGTCGGATGCTGTGGTCATTTATGCCGCCTTTGCCGCTTCCGCAGCCTTGTTTTCTGCCGATGCTCTCACCATGAACTGGTGATAGTTGCCCTGCCATCCCTTCACACCGTAGTGTCCAAAGGTGGCATTCGGGTAAATCCAGCCCTCTACACCAATTGCAGCCATGCGCCGGCCGAACACGCGATCCTCGCCCCAGCGCAGGGATAGACCTTCCTCGTTCAGTTCGCGCTGACAGGTGAAGAATTCGATGTACTTGCGATCAGGATAGGACGGGTCGGCGCCCATGTCGTGGTACACATAGTCCGGGTACGCATCGCGGTAGGCTTCCAGAGCCTGGCGCTTGATCCTGATGAATCCTCCGGCCAGATACGCAGCCTTGATCAGTGCTGAACCGTCCTGCAGGATGCGCCCGACTGGATGCTGGCGCCCGTCCTGCGTCTCCAGTACCGGCCTGGCTGTGTACACCTCCCACTGGTTCTTTTGCGGGTAGCTGCCCATCACAATCGGTTCCGGCAGCATCAGGAAGTCCACCACTGAGCGCGGCTCCCACTGCATGTCCGAGTCGATCATGAACAGGTCAGTCGCGTCCGGGTCTTCCAGGAACCGGCAGAACAGGGTGTTTTTCGCCCGATCCACGTAGCTATCACCAGACAGCTCCCAGAACTCGTGTTCGATACCCATGCGGGTCAGTTGCTGGATGGTCCCGCACAGGGATGCGATATACGGACTGAAGCCGCGCATCTCATAGAACGGTGTCATGATGATCACCTTCATGCGGGGCTGGTAGTACGGGAGCCGCGCATCGTGATATCGTTGCTTCAGCTTCCGTCCCTCTTCGACCGAAAGCAGGGACTTGTTTCCGTCGTGAATCCGCGTGTGGGTCAGATTCTCCTCGATAACCTTGATGTTCTCGCGCTGCAACAGGCGCAGATACATCTCGTAATCAGTCAGCACACCATGTGAGGCTTCCCAGCCGCCCACGTCCAGCAACACCTGCCTGCGGTACATGCCCACGCCGAAATACTGGTTTCCGTAGTAGAGCTGCTGCAGCCATACCTCGCGTGGCTTGTTGCTGGCCTTCAGGATGTGCTTGAACGGGTGATCCGCCTCGAACGGCTTGCCCTCTGCATCAATGAAGTCTGTCTGCGTGGCCACGAATTCCAGCCATGGATCATTCTTGAACTCGGCAAGCATCTTCTCAATGGCGTTCGGCTCCAGCACGTCATCAGCTGCCAGACTCACATAGAAATCACCTGTGCCAGTCGCAGCCATCTGGTTGATGGCCGCCACTGTGCCTCGGTTCTCGTCGAACTTGAGATACTTGATGCGCGGATCCGCAAAGGTCTGAATGACAGCCTCTGTCCCGTCCGTGCTGGCATCGTTCAGCACCAGTATTTCCAGATCCTGATAGGTCTGGCTGATCACACTCGAGATGGCGCTGGCCACGAACTTGTCCATGTTGTAGACCGGAATCCCCACCGTGACCTTCCCTGACGTGGGCGGGAAGTCCAGGCTGTGCAGGGTCCGCACATAGGCCATGTCTGACTGGAATTTCTCTGCCTGTCCCTCGTGAGGAGCGGTCAGTCGCGTATCTGGCTGGTCTGCATCGGCCCAGCGATACGGCAACACCACGCCATCATGCTTCTTGAAGAACCTTACAAACCATTCAAGGTCAGACGGACCGAAGATGGCAGGGTCAAATCCGCCATTGTCCATGTAGGCGGTACGGCGCATGAGCATGGAGGCTCCGCCGATTGGAATGTTTTCGAGGTTGAGTAGTGTCCTGATCCAAGCTTCACGTGACCGGTTGTGAGCGCGGTACGCAAACTGCTGCCACGTCGGGACTGCGCCCCAGCCTTCCGCTTGTTTGCCAGGTATGCCCCATACGCAGTCGATATTCGGATGCGAGTCGAGATATGAGACTTGATCTTCGAACTTACCCGGCTCGATCCACTCGTCAGCCGAGAGCGGTTGCAAATATTCCCCTGCTGCGTTCTCAAGCGCCCAGTTAAGACCATGTGGAATCCCCTTGTTCTGTTCAAAGCGATGTAATTTGATGCGCGGATCATTGAACTCCGCGACCACTGCGGCGATATCTTCGGTGGAGCCGTCATCAACCAGCACGAGTTCCCAATCCTCGAAGGTCTGCGCACGCACGCTACCGATCATCCGCTTGAGATAGTCGGTCTGGTTCAGAACTGAGGTACAGACGGAAATTTTCACTGTTCAATAACTCCTATCAGGGACCCTTCCCGCAACACGACAAACTCTTCGCCGTTGATGTTGGTGATCTGGTGTCCGTTGGTTGAAAATAACACCTTGTCCCCCACCTTCACGGCAGGGGGCGCAGTGTGCTGGGTCTTGCAGGTCTTGCAGCCGTAAGTCTTGCCGTTACCCACCGCGGTCACGACTCCGATGTCCTCGCGGAAATCAGGGTCGTAGACCAGATGGATACCGCCATCCGACACCTCTTGAGGTGCCGAACGGCGGATGACAACGACATCGCCCAGAGGGGAGATGTTCATCCTGCGACAGACGTGCAGGTAATGAGTCCCAGCTGCCCGAGGAACATTGCCATGGAGCTGGCAAGCGCACCGGATGACTGCGACAGGGTTGCGAAGTTGGTGCCCGACTTGGCTACAGCAGGCGAGACACCATAGAAACCGATCAGGTCAGTTGCAGACTGACCGAATACGGTTCCGAGTGAGTTACCGTCAGAAATCTGACGGACTGCGTTACTGGACGAGAGCGGCATGATTAACCTCCTAACCTTACGCCAAGTTCATCGTAGTACACGGTCGAGCCGTACAGGATGTCAATACGAGTCGGGAAGACATCGTTATTGATATCGTACGCACGGATCACCCGCATGCTGATATTGCGGTACGTCTCGCGGGCCGCGAAGTCCACACCCTGCGGAATCTCCATCGGGACCATGACCAGACCAATCGCATCACGCGTGAATGCAGCGTTGTGAGGCGTTGCGATCTGCGCCGAGGTCGTACCCGTCAGGAACGTGACACCCGCACCAGTCGAGGCCGGGCCGGTCACGTTCTGGTACGGACCAGAGGTGACGATGGCCGGGCTGAACGTTGCGGTCCAGGTGGATGACGTGGGCGTAGTGCTGGCAGTGATCACGAAGTTCTTCAGGACGCCGGTTGACTGACGAGACTGAGGATTGACGTTGAACACACCGGCCACTGTGAACACTTCGCCTGCCTGGATGGTTTCCGTCGCCGTGCCACCAAAGAAACCGATGGACGTGCCGGAACCTGCCGCGGTCGTGACGACCATGGCGACCGACGTGTTGTGCTGCGCCGATGCCTGTTGCTGGATGTTCTGGTCCATGTAAATCTCGTAATTGCCGAGAGTCGCAAGGTAACCCTTGACCAGTGCATCCTTGGCGGTCGGCATCACGAACGAACCGACCTGACCGGCAGCCATCGACCAGTACGCATTCGGGTTCAGGACCAGAGTGCGATTGTCCTGCGGGGCCGCGTTGTCATCCATCCGACGTCCGACCAGCTGTACCGAGGATGAGAAGGCAGACGGCGTGACACCCGGCGTGCCCACGTAGTTGCTGAAACTGAACACGTTGGTCAGCACGTCGAAGTCGATCTGGTTCGCCAGCGAAGCCATCGAGGGCTTGAGGTAGCGTTCCGAGAACTCCTCGACGGTCAGCGTCAGGTCTTGCGACGTGAACTGGAAGTCAACGTGTTTCTGGTTGTTGATCGTGATCGTGACAGACGGCTCAGCGATGTTCTGCACCTGCAGGCCAGCACCACTCGCCACCGTGAACCGGTTCGGCTTGCGGATCGTGAGCTGGTTGCCGATCTTCACGAACTGATTTTCGAATTTGCGGTTAACCCTGTTGGCCGCAACTAAGTTGTTTTCGAGTATGACCAAGCTTTCCTTGGTGATCACACTCGGGGTTAGCAATACCTGGGAGGACATTATCTAAACTCCTGTTCAGTGCCTTGCGTTGGCTCGCTTCTCGCGTTCGCGTCGGTACTGAGCGTACTCATCCATGGACATCTCGTCCGGGGACTTGGACACACTCTCGGAACCTGACGTAACGGGTCGAATCGGTTTCGGCGCGGCTGATATAGGGGGCTTGGGCTGGGCTGGCTCGCGTAGCTTTGCCGAGATCAATCCAAGTTCCATGAGCTGTAGGGGCGGTGAGAGTTGCATGATGCGTGCAGCCTCATTCGGATTCTTGCCGAGGTAGTATTGAATGTCCGGCCCATCTGGTGCATTGATGATGGCGTGTGCCATTGGTATGGAGACCTGAACATCTGGCGTCTCAGCGACTTCAGCGAAGTCGGGGTACTTTTCCATGACCTTCGATTTCCTGCCTGTGTAGGCTTCACGCGCTGCCCTCTCGCCCGCCTCAATGGCATCCTGCTGGGCTTTCGCCTGCATCTCTGCCTGGGCACGCACGATCTCCCGCTTGGCTGTCCACGTTGCCTTTTCCTCGACGTATGTTTCCATCGCCAAGTCATACGCATCGGGGTCGGGATAATCGTTCTTGGAGGGCTTGACCGGTACCGGGTCCGTCTCGACTGTCTCTGACCTGCGGTCGGCCTGCGGCTGTTCACCACGGGTCTCCAACAGGGCCAGCAATCGAAGCTTCTCGGCCTTTTCTGCCTCGTACTGAGACTTTGCTTCCTCTCGTTGCTTCACCAGCTCGTCTAGTCGTTTCTGAACACCTCGGGCCTTTTTAGGCTCGGTTGTCTCGGATGGACTCTCCGGGGACTCTGCCGACTCGTCCTCTGTTTTGCCTTCCGTTTCGGGGACTTCCTCGTCCTCTACAACGTCAGGCGCGGCAATAGAATCTGGTTTTGTCTCTATGACTGGCAGATCAGACGTAGATGACAAAGCCGGACCCTGCTGATCCAGTATGTCGATGACTTGTTCCTTGATGATGTCCATGTATGGCTCCTAAAGTAAGTGGGCTATGACCGCAATGATCTCTTCTTCTTCCTGCTGTTCCTCAACACGTCTGGCGACTTCCTGTTTCCACTCACGACGAGCATCAGCACGTACGACGCCAGAAACACGTTGAATAAGCTGCTCGAACTCCTGCCGCAGTTCCTTGACCACTGGCGCAGGCTTGGGCAGCGTGAGGACGGCCTCGACAGCCTCCTCGATAATCTCCTCAATCTCGTCGCATTCCTCATCATCACACCCGTACTCGTCACGATATCTCCACCAGAACGGACCACCACCGCGTGGCGGTGCTGGCTGATCTGCTGGTTGCTGCTGAGTTTCGAGAGTAAATGCAGGCTGGTCTGATCCTTCCGTGACGATCCAGTCCGCAGTGATGCCGTTGACCGCACTGAGCAACCAGACTGCGTTGTCCTGACCTTCACTTGCATTCCATGTGAGCAGATCAGATGCAGTGATATTCCACGCGGGAACGTCCTGACCTTCTGTTGCTGCCCATGTGATGAGAGTGGGCGAGGTAGCGGTGAGCGTCCAGACCGGCAGATCCTGCGCTTCTGTGCTGTTCCAGGCTGCGTTGACTGATGCTTCGAGAGTCCACTGCGCATTGTCAGCGCCTTCCTGAGCATCGACTGTGACCGATACGCCATTGATGTGGATGAGCTGCCAGGCTGCGTTATCCTGTGCCTCTGTGCTGTCCCAAGTGACTGCATCACTGAGGTTGACTGTCCATGCTGGGACGTCTTGTCCTTCAGTTGCATTCCACGCAACACCAAGGGACAGATTCGCTGTCCATGCTGCGTTGTCGGCGCCTTCTGTTGCGTTCCAACTGACTTGAACCGATGCTGCAAGGGTCCAGGCTGGTACGTCCTGACCTTCAGTCGAGTTCCATGCAACGGCATCGGACAGGTTGACAGTCCACGCAGGGACGTCAGCACCCTCTGTGCTGTTCCAAGTAACGTTGTCAGTGCTGGTAAGCGTCCAGGCCGGAACGTCTGCGCCTTCAGTCGCTGACCAGTTGACAGTGACCGTTGCGCCAGCAGTAACCGTGACTTGCCAGTTAGGCGTGTCCTGCCCTTCAGTGCTGTTCCAGGCGACTGGATCACTTGCATTGAGCGTGAATGCTGGGCTGTCTTGGCCCTCTGTGCTGTTCCAGGCAACGCCGAGCGAGAGGCTGGCAGTCCATGCGGGAACGTCCTGACCTTCGGTTGCGTTCCAGGTAACGTTGTCGCGTACCGTGAGCGCGAATGCAGGGACATCAGCGCCCTCTGTTGCATTCCAGGTTGCGGTGACGGTTGCAGTCGAGACACTGACAGCCCACGCTGCATTATCTCCGCCCTCCGTAGCGTTCCATGTGATGGTCGGAGTCGTTGCACCGGCTGGAGGTTGCTCGAATAGACCAATCGAACCCGCTCCAATTGGTCCATATCCTAGATTTGGGCCTGAGCGTGCCATTCATCAGTTATCCGACTCTTGGTAAATACTGATGATGGTGAGCGACATAGCGGCGGTACTCACTGAGAACATGTTCTTCACTGCTCTCCAGCTCAACAACGTGTCAGCACTGACCACCACCGATGATCCGCCTGAATACACTTTGGTCGTGTACGTATCCGTGTTGATGTTGTACAACGTCATCGCCAGCGTATTGCTGGACGTCGCTGGAGCGAACATCGTCAGCTCATAACCCTGATTCGTGGTCTGCGCAGGGAATGCAGCTCCAAGATTCAATGCTGGTCCTGTCGATGATCCATTGCAGAACATCTGCCAATTGGCAAATGAACTCATCTGCACAATGCCAAAGGTATTCACGAACGTCGTGTTACCGAAATTAGTTCCCAGAGTTGGTGCCAAATTCGTGCTGGACATTCCCACAAATGCAACGCCAGTGGACATTGGCGTCGTATTGCCGTCCTGTATGCCAAAACGAATATCCACCCAGAATCCACCACTTCTTGAACCGTCACCCGTTGTCAACTGGCTCAGGTTCTGCACGATTGATACCTGACTGGATGCGGCCCCGGTCGTGCCAAATCCAATACGACGCATCCTCGTGTAAATGTTCGTCGTTGCAGTCGCCTGACTGCTGACAGTTCCCGCCGTACCTGGCGCGACCATGCCGAACACGCCCGGCACCACCGTGGAATCGCCACCAGGGTTATAGAAGCCGATCTTGTTCGTTGCCATGAACGGCTGCAGTCTGGATGTCAGTCCGGACGGGCCACGCGTTGCAAGAAATGCCCTGTTTGCAAGCTCAGTTATAAACACGGCAGTCGAATTGTTCCCTGGCGCCGATGGGAATCCACCCTCAAGGTTCGGGAAGATCAGATCATTGTCCACTGACCAGTAAGGAGTACGTGCTGCAATCTGGGACATGGCAACGTAGGTCGTACCTGCCGGGAAGTTGACCGCTGCATTGCTGCTGCTGCTCTCATAGACGGTCGTGCGCGTGACAGTGCTGTTCCCGTACGTGCCCATCCCTGACTCCCAGTCACCGCTGGGAACCCCGTTTGCATCCACTTGCCAGACAGAGTACGGGAAGGTATCGGTGCTGGCACACACTGACGAGAACTTGCGGAAGCCCGCTATCCCCGTAGTTCCAAGCAGAGTGAGGACACCTGTCCCAGCAGTGGTACAGATTTCCATCACCCGGTCATGAAACTGCTCAGCCATTTACGGATTGCCTTCTGTGATCTTGGCCGAGGTGATCGTGACCGTCACGCCCGAGGTAAGGACGTTAGTGTTCAGGATGAAATCAGCCGCTGCTGTGGACACCGAATAATCAGCGATGAAAGTTCCTGAGCTGGTCTGATGTCTCGCCCATGTCGCAGTCGAGCTGAACACGGCAGTCGTGGTCCACACAGCAGGAGAGGTGCTGTTGACCAGCAGAATCGCTGACGTGGCTGGCTGGGCGAACGTGCTGGACATCTGGAACGATGCCAGCACAACGGTCGAGGTTCCGCCCGTTGCCGGTCTTGTCCCTGCGTAGATGGTAACGAGTGAGAGCGCACCGGATGTGTTCGTGATCCGGTCCATGCGTTCGTTTCTGAGTGCTACGGCATACCCTGGCATGATGATTTACTCCTAAGTTGACGCCTTGACGACAGTCGGCGGTCCAATATCTTCGGCGGTGTAACTGCCGTCCTTGCCCTTGGTGATCTTCTTCTTGCCGGATGGCATGTGAATGTTGATCACTGGAGGTGTAACGGGCTTCTGCGCCTCCTTTTCCTTCTCTTTCTTGGCTTCCTCGCGTGACTTCTCATCACGCTCCATGGCCTTCATATCCAGTTCCAGCAGCTTTATGTGCTGATCTGCGGCAATCTTCTCCAGCTTGGCCTGGAAGTCGAGCAAGGTCTTCATGACTGCGTTGTTACCCTTGCTGCCATCATCAGCCTTGCCCTCGATGGCGGCCAGCTTGGTCATTACATCAGCCTGAATCTTCGCCATCTTGGCTTCGAAGTCCTTGCCGATGGCCTCACGCTCGTTCAGGACTGCCGCACGCTCGATATCGCGGTCTTTTTCCTTGTCGCCCAGCAACTGCACAGCCTGATCATGTTCCTGCTTGAGCTGCTGCATCTGCTGCATCAGGCTGGATACCAGTGCCTTGGCCTCTGGCGGCAACTGTTCGATCTTCTTGTCGAGCAGATGGGGCGGGAGCATGGATGCCAAGCGGCTGGCAATCTCATCAGCACCAGGCCAGTCCATGTTCTTGGCTATCAGGTCACTGATCAACGGGCCAGACTGGGGCACGAAGCGCATGAACTGGAGCATGCTGTCAGCAGCCTCGGCCCGTTTCGTGGCAAAACTGGGACCGACAGTGACAGTCACGTCATAGTCGCCCAGCTTCGGGTTATAGATGTGCTGCACACGCCCATCCATGCCTGTACCCTTGCTGTGTGGCGTGCCCTGCTGCGGATCAACCTTGACACGCTCTTCGCTGTCATCCTCGCGCAGGATGGTCAGCACACGAGGCGTGTCGTATATCTTGGGGATCAGGTCAATCAGTATCTTTCCAGTGTACTTGAGCGATCTCGACAGGTTGTCAACGTAGTGGAAGTTCCCCAGATCCCCGATCTGCTTGAGTTCGCGCAGAGCTTTGCCACTCTCGTCGTACGTCCTTTCCTGGTGCGTAGCATCAAAGCGTATTCCCGTGACTGCCTGCATGTCTTGGGCAGCCGATATCTTGGCTTGTACAACACCTGTAGGAGGCCCCGCGAACTGCTGTCTTTGGGGAGGAGGCGCAGGCTTACCAGCAAGATTGACTCCTTTGTAAAGTAGGTACGGCAGTGACTTGTTGTTGGCTTCCTTCCAGCGTTGCTCGTGGCCCTCGATCTGTCCCTCTTCCATCAGCCACGGGGCTTTAGGCGCCAGTGCGATCAGTTCAGTCTCGGATGTGCACCAGAAGTTGTACATGCGCTGCGGGTCTTTGGCTGGCCTGACCAGTCCCATGAGCTTGGTCTTGCCCTCGATGTCCAGCATCTCGCCGACAACCTTGATCACAGGGATGTATTTCCCGGCCCATTCGTTCTCTTCTAGGACTTCTTTGCTGGTGATCTTGCACCACTTGATCTTCTTGCAATGGACTTCACGCGACTCCACCACGCTATCAGGATTACCAGCGATCGAAGTCTGAATGCTCTCAGAAAGCTCATCACGCCACCCTATGTGACCGTTATCCAGCTTGACCAGCTCACGCATTTCCGTGTCGGTGTAGTAATACTCAGCCACCCTGACGTGCGATGACGTTGACCATGTTTTGTACTCATCACCCGGTCCACCCTCCTCCCACGGCCAGCTATCAGCATGGGGAAACTCGTCCTCGAACTCCTCGCGTACCATCTGGGTTGTGATGAAACACCACTTGGCGTCAGATCCGTCCGGCATCTTGCTGTCAGGGTCCATGTAGACCGTGAACGGGTTC